CGCGTACACGGTGCGGGCGTACTCCGACCTGGCGGGCGCTCGCATCTCCAGCGCGGGGAAGGACCGCGTTCTGGCCGCGCTGGAGGACCACGAGGCCGTGGTGTGGCTGGAGGACTGGCTGCGCAGCGAGAAGCCGCTGGGCACGCTCGGGGGCGCTCGCAGCCTGTACGGCGTCACGAAGATGGCCGAGACGGACGCCGCCTGGTGCGTGAAGCAGGAGGACGGGGACGAGGTGTGGGTGCCAAAGAGCAGCGCCGAACTGTACGAGCGGCACGAGGACGGGCTGGCCACTGACAGCGACAGCCCGCAGCAGTCCCTCCGGCAGTTCACCACCGAGTAGTTACCACCTGAATACGTCTACCTGCGCGTTACGAACGCGATAACTAAGGTACCTCGTACACCATGTGGCAGCATGGCACGAAGCCAGCAGCCAGCGGATGGGCGGGCACAGACTGACGGCGACTGCGTGAAGTGCAGGCGCGAGGGCGTCGTACTCCTGGACGGCACACTATGCGAGCGGTGCCATCAAGAGGTGTGGGCCGAGACGGTGGAGGGCATGATGCAGTTCGCGGTGCTGCACACCGAGACGGGCGACGTGATGGGCGTGGGAACGGCGTACGCGCACCCGAACGAGAAGGCCACCCTCACCTGGCGTACTGGCGTGCGCAGCGTGGGCGTGTACGACGGCATCGAAGCAGTCCACGAGATGGTGGCCGAGAACGGAAACCTGCGGATGGCATACTTCTAAGCGCGAAAGTGGGCCAGCCGTGCAGCCGCAGCGGCCAGGAGTGGACGCCGGGCACTGAAACGCCGGGCTTTCGCTCGTGCCGGTGTACATCCGCCCAGTTCGGGCCGGGGAAACCGCTTTGGGCCTGGCCGCGCCATATACGGGCATGGACCTGAACTGGGCTGACGCCATCGACACCGCCTGCACTGGGTGCGGCGGGGACGCCGTGGACTGGGTGCAGGTGCGGGACGGCACGCGCAGGTACGCCTGCCAGGAGTGCCTGGAGGACCTGCTGCGGTTCGGCACGTACGACTCGCTCCAGGACGCCCCGGACACGCCGAACGCCGTGGTGTGCCAGGGCTGCCACTGTCTCACCCTGGCCGAGGACACGGGCGCGGCTGGCGTGCGCTGCCCGGAGTGCGAACCCCTGGCCAGCGAGGACATGATGGACGAGGTGCGGGCAGCCATCGAGGCCGAGCAGGGCGAGTGACACATGGCCACGAGTGAGCGCGACACTGGGCGGGTGTGGGCGTTCGACGCCACCCGCATCCCGTGGCAGAAGGAGTTCGTGGAGTGTACCGACCGCGAGGTGATGGCCGACGGCGCGTTCGGCAGTGGGAAGACCAGGGGCCTGGGCGAGAAGGTGTACACGAACCTCACCCTGTACCCCGGAAATCGCGGGCTGCTGGCCCGGAAGACGTACTCCAGCATCGAGAACACCACCCTCAAAACGTTCCTGGACGAGGTGGTGCCGGACGAGCATATCGTCGGCACGAACAAACACCGGCACCTCGTGCAGGTGCAGTCCCCGTACTACCCGACCGCGCACTGCGCAGCGTGCGGCTGGGAAACCAGCGCGATGGTGCCCGTGAAGCGCCGGGAACACGTGCTGGAGCAGTGCCCGTCCTGCTCGGCAGACGCCATCCGGTGGACGCCCCCGAGCGAACTGTACTACGAGGGGCTGGCCACCTCGGGGTCCAGGCCCGGCGAGATGCCGGAGAAAATCGCGGGCATGAACCTGGGGTTCGTGGCCGTGGACGAGGCCATCGAGATTACGGAAAAGGACTGGGAAATGCTCCAGGGGCGGCTGCGGCTGTCCGACCTGGCGAACAAGTACGTGAGGACGCTGCCGTTCCGACAAATCTTCTGCGTCACGAACCCGGACACGCCCAGCCACTGGCTGCATCGGCGGTTCATCGACCGGGGCGTGGGCACGCGCATCTCCAGCAGCACCGAGGACAATCCGTTCAATCCACCGGACTACCTGGACCGCCTGCGACAGCAGTTCGCGGGGGCCGACTTCGACCGCTTCGTTCAGGGTGAGTGGGTCGGGCGTACGGGCCTCGTGTACAGCGACTTCACCGAGGGCACCCACGTCATCGAACCGCTGGAGGCCGAGGACCTGCTGGGTGAGGGCTGGAGCGTCCCCGACGAGCGGGCCGAGGGGCTGCGCGAGCGGGAGCAGGAGTACAGCGTGCAGACGGGCGACCCTGGGAACGAAGACGAGTACGTGCATCACGGCATCGTGCCGCCGGAGGACACGCAGGTGTTCCTGGCCGTGGACTGGGGGTACCGCCCGGACCCGCAGGTGGTGCAGTGGTGGGCACTCCACCCGACGCACGGCTGGGTGCTGTACCGCGAACTGATGAAGACCCGTCAACTGCCAGCCGACACCGCCGAGGAAGTGGTGCGGCGCTCGGCGCTGCACGAACTGGAGTCCGTGCAGGCGGTGTACGCCGACCACTCCAGCGGCGACCGGCACGCCTGGGTGGAGGGGGCGCAGCGGGCGCTGAACGACGAGTACGAGGTGGACGAGCGCCCGAACTGGCACCGCCTGCGCACCACGAACGCCGTGAAGGACCGGCTGGACGGCGTGAAGCACGTGATGAAGCAGATGCGCCCGGACGAGAACGGCAGGCCGGGCATCCACTTCCTGCGGGGCAGCCGAGCGCACCCACCGGACCACCACCTCGTGGCAGACGACCGGCCCACCTGCACGCTCCAGGAGATTCGCGGGTACGGCTGGAAGGGCGACGAGAAGGAGGACCCGCAGGACGACCACGACCACGGTATGGATGCACTTCGCTATCTCACATATACGCACCACAGAAAGGGCCGCCGTACGGGGAACGATGGCCCGGCGGTGTTCAAGTCGTAAACCGCCCCTGCTCGTCCCGCTCGCGCTCGTCGTACTCCTGCGCCAGGTCGTCCCGGTGGCGGTTCATGTGTTCCGCAGGCCCCAGCACCTCCAGGTTCTCGGGGCCGCTGTTCCATACGCAGCCGTCCCGGTGGTGAACGTGCCCCTCGGCCACGACCTCCAGCCCGTACTCGGCCACGGCTGCCAGGCGGTGTACGCGCACCCGGTCCTCCTGGCCGTGCCACTGGTGCCGCCACTCCGGGTATCCGCGCTCGTCGTGCAGGTACGGCACGGGCCGCAGCGCCTGCACGGTGGTGCCGTTCCGCGAGCAGTGCTTTCGTATCGCGTGGGTGGTCACGCCCTCGCGCTCGGCCACTTCCTCCAGGGGCAGCCCCCTACGTATCAGGTCAAATCTGGTGTCACCCATACGTCCAGTGTACGGCCAGCGGTACATAGGACTGGCGATACCTGGCGTACACCCACCACCGCAAAGGCCGCGCCAGCAGTAGTGACGGCACTGCGGTGTTCAAGTCCTGACCAGGCGCAAAGCCACGCGAACTTCGCGTTCGTGGGGAAACCTCTTAGTGCGCGGCAGGATATGTTCACCGTATAGATGTCTCGCTGGGACCAGGCCCTGAACTGGCTACGAAATCCTGTATCGAGTACCATGAGTTCAGGGCAGCGGTCCCGGCAGGAGAAGTCCGGGTACGCGCCCGGCCACGAACCGCCGAACCGCAGTGGGCGCGACCGGGGGATGGTGGACCGACAGAAGCAGCGCAGCGAGCAGCGGAAGCGCGAGGTGGACCGGAAGGTAGGGCTGCCGCCTGAACTCCAGCGCGAGGTGAAGCGGCGAGACGGGCAGCCGAAGCCGTACGACGCGGCCTTCCTGTCGGAGATAGCCAGCCACCCGGTGGCGCAGGCGTACATCGACACGATGGCCCAGGACGCTGCGACAGCGCCCTGGAGCATCACCCAGCGGGACGAGCGCATCGAGGTGCAGGACGAGCAACTGGCCGAGGTGGAGCGCACACTGGAGGACCTGCACCCGGAGAAGTCGTTCCGCGACCTCCGGGAAATGGCCGCTCGGAACACGCTGAAACTCGGGGACGGCGCTTGGGTGCTGCACTTCTTTTCTGGTAGCCAGGAACTGGCCGAGGCCATCCCCGTGGACACCCAGCGGCTGTACAAAGTCGTAGACGAACACGGCATCACGCAGGGGTACATCGAGATTTCGCACCGCGACCGGAAGGTGACGAACGAGTACGCGCTGGATGAAGTGGCCTGGTTCGAGTGGTCCAGCCGCCCCAGTGGTGTGTACGGCGAGGGGCCGGTGGAGAAGGGCGTGGAGGTGCTGGAGGTTCTGGAGGAACTGTCGGACAAGGAAATCAAGGACCTGGAGGAAGGGATGCCCCCCGGCATCGTGAGCGTGAAGGAGGACGAGGACACGCCGATGGCGGTGGATGCGTACGAGAACGTGAAGGATAACTGGGAACTGAAGGAGGGCGAGCGCCACCGCGCCATCGTCAGCATGGGCGACTGGCAGTTCACGCCCCTGTCCCCAGGGTACCAGGAACTCCAGTTCCTGGAGCGGAACAAGTTCTGGATTCAGGCGCTCGGGGCCGTGTTCAAGGTGAACGCGCCGTACGCCGGGTTCGACTTCCAGGAGGGGAACAAAGCGCAGAACCAGGCGCAGGCCGCCGCGTACGCGCAGCGGGGGTTCCGCGTGCTGCTGCGGCAGATGCAGGAGGCCATCAACCGACAGGTGATATGGCCGCACCTGTCCGAGGACGTGCAGTTCGAGTTCGAGACCGAGCAGACGCCCGAGGAACAGCAGGCGCAGGCCGAGTACCTCCAGGCGCTCGGGGACGCCGCCGAGCAGTGGGACAACCTGGGCCGGAACGTGACGTTCCGCGACGGCACCATCGAGGTGGAGGACGGCGAGGTGGACGCGCCGGAGGACACGGGCGGCGAGGGTGGCGGCGGCATCTTCGGCAGCACGCAGGCGGGCACTCGGAAGGCCGTGGACCTGGCCGCGCCCGCTGGCCGCGAGGCCGTGAGCGAACCGGGCCTGGACCAGTGGCGCGAGTTCCGCGAGGACGTGGCGCTGCTGGACGGGCAGATAGAGGACGCCGAGACGGGCCGCACGTTCCCCGAGCATGACCTGGCCCCGGCGTCCACACTCACCATCCACGGCCTGGAGCAGGGCGTCGTGGAGGCCCTGCTGTCCAGGTACGAGGGCCTGGAGTGGCGCGTCCGTGGCCGCGACGAGCAGCACGCGGGCGGGAAGCAGGCCGACGCCCCGGAGGGCGAGCGCGAGCAGCAGGCGCTGTCGATGGCGCAGGTGCAGAAGGCTGACGATATGCTGCTGGAGGCCCACAAAGCGCAGATATGGCCGGAGTCCATCGACGCCATCGAGAAGCGCACGTGGACCGGGGACGAGTCCGTGCCGGAGTACGTCATCGAGAACATCCAGCAGGCCATCCGCAAAGCGGGCGCGGTGTTCTCGGACATCGACTCGGTGCCCTCGGGCGCGGTGAACCGCCTGGAGGACATCCTGGAAGAAAACCTCACGCAGAAGCAGGGCTGGTCGCTGGACAGCATCGTGGACGACATGAGCGATGCCTGGCCTGGCGTGCCCGAGGAAGACCTGGAGGTGGTGGCCCGAACGGAAACGTCCAGCGTGCTGAACGAGGCCCGCGAAATCGGGTACGAGTCCTTCCCCGACTCGGCGCAGGCGAAGTTCTACTGGCAGGGGCCGTCCGACTCGCGCACCACCGACGCCTGCGAGGAACTGAAGGAGGTCACGAACCCGCAGCACGGCGGCACGCCCGTGAGCATGAACGACCTGGTACGCCTGGAGCAGGAGGTGCAGGAGCAGCACTTCACGCACCTGTCGTTCCGTAAGCACACCGTGCATCCGAACGAGCGCCACACCTTCGTGCGCCAGGTGGACGCACTCGTGGACGAGGGTGGATTCTGATGGCGGGGGACGAGTACCTGCTGGCCTCGTTCCCAGGGGACGGCCTCACGTACGACGAGTGGCACGCCGCGCTGCTCGGCCTCGTGGGCCTGGTGGCTGGCGCAGGCGCGTGGGCCGGTGAGTGGGGCGGCGTCGTAGGGTTCTCCACCCTCACCATCGGCACCGCCTGGGGCCTGCGCTCGCTTCCCGAGTCGAAGTCTCGGCTGGCGGCCCGCGTGGTGCGCCGCGAACCCTGGTACTTCACTGGCGTCTACGCCGCCAGCGCGGTGGCAGCGTACGCTGCGCTCGTGGTGGTGGGCTGATGGGGGGCGACAACCTGCCCGACGAGATACAGCAGGCGCTGCGCGGCCCGCATAACTCAAACGCGGCGCTGGCCGTGGCCCCACGCCAGGGCACGTTCAACCTGACGGGCAATGCTGGCGCGAACGTGTTCGTGGTGGTCGACTGGACGACGACCAGCCAGGACGAGGCCGATCGCAATTACGGTCGCAAGATGCGCAAGAAGGAAGCGCGCGAAGGTCGCGAGCGGCGGGACTATGAAAAGCAGTGCCGCAAGCATCCCGAACAGTGCCAGCAAGGGCCACAGGGCCAACCCAGCCAGCAGGGCTATGACGGCTATCGCGCCGGTTACTGATCGCTGACGGACGGCCATTCGGCGAGAATGGCCGCCACCGCCGCCAGCA